TATACTCCAGTAATAACTTTGTTTGCTTCTGCACTCATGTGTTTAACAATCGTACGGCCAGTAAGAGTGGTAGACTGACCAATACGCTTATCGAAAAATCTGCAACCAGGGTTAAGAATAGCACCATATAATGAGTTCAAGTTAATTTTCTTTACGAGCTGACGTTTGTCCCAATACTCGATTTCTGCCGCATTGCCTGCATCTTTTGCCTTTTTAAGCATCTTCTGCAAATCTTTACGTTCACTATACCAACGTTTAAGAATACCAGGAATAACACCTTCAAACTCTGTTGTAAAGATTGTACCGTTTGCACTAAGCATCCAAGGTTGATTACTATCAAAGATCAGTTTATAAATCTCTGCACCTGAAAGTACATCAGATTTGCCATCTTCCCAGTCGATAGTTAGTGCAATATCTTTTCGTTGATCCATAACAGCTTCGTATTCTTCTGTACTAAAGCGTCCTTCCCAACTACCTGCAAACGTTTTCTTCTTTAGTGTCATATCCTCGTGTACACGAGCATCACTAATCTCAGGACGAATTTGACCTATAACAGTCTCTGGCGCCATATTCAGCGCACGAATCACTGAAGGATACAGTGAGTTCAAATCCATTGATGCAATCCACTTGTGCAATCCCTTTTTAGGGAACGCAACATATGCGCCAGCAGCTTGAGTATTTTCTTCGTCGTCTCTACCCTTGCGGTTAGGAACTTGCAAGCCTCTGTGATGTGCTTCATTAACAATAGCTTGCTCAGTAACTGCAACAGCACCCATTGTTGTTTGTAGCAGTACAGTATTAGCGTGTGCAAGTTCGTTGCTCAAGTCAATAAATCGTAGCTTTTTGTCTAGTTTGTCTAGTAGTGCAGTATCCTGAATGTTATATTCAATAAACTTTCGGAAGTCATTGTTATATAGTTGATCCAACGTACCTTCATACGGTACCTTGTTTTCACCTACTTCGATTTCACCAATAGCATCTAGTCGATATGTGTGACGTTCTTCATAAGTGTACTTACGATACAAGTTCAAACTGTCCAAGTGTACACGACCAACTAGATCAAATGTTTCACTTTCCTTGCCAAACTTTTCATATGTACGTTTCTTAGGCAACTGACCCCATAAACAAAAACGTCTTGTGTCATCTTTGCTTAATATACGAGCAGTCCTATTAACAGTGTATGGAATATCATATCCTTCACTGTTCCATCCACTAAGTACATCACTATCTTCAATCAATGTTAAGAAGGTATCAATCATCTCGCTTTCTTTTTCAAAAAGCATTACGTTGTCAATACCTTCAAGTGTTTTCTTTGCTTCGTCCATAGTAAGTGTCTTAGGAGGAACTGCAAGACAAACCATTGTTTCTAACCACTGCAAATACACAGATATAGATGTAATAGGCATAAATGGATCACTAGGATCAGCAAAGCCTCGTTCCGGATCAAAGTCCGTCTCAATATCGAAAAATGCAATGTTTAGTTTAGGTGCATCTTGGTTAAGATAGTTTTCACTTAAACATTGAAAGATAGGATTAATGTCGCTTTCAAAAAGCTGTTTATCTCTATTAATAGCAACTTCTTTACGAAAGTCTTTTGTGTTCTTGCACACAATTCGTGTTAAAGGATCGCCGTAAACACTCTTATACTTACCTTTAGGGTCTTTATAGTAAAATGTATATTTGGATTGATATTCACGGAATGTGCGTTTTCCGTCTTTGCGTTCGACTACGCGAATAATATCTTGATCGCGATCGAACAGTGCGTCTACGTAACTCATTTAATCTCCTTGTTGCTTCTGGCCAACTAACCGTCTACATACCACTAGGGCGTATATAATATATATTATATGACGAATTCTTATATTAGTCAACTACTATTTTCTTATAGTAAGTTGTTTTTTATGACATTCATAATTCGTTTATTATACTTTGCTTGAACAAATGCATTGTAACTATCTATTAGTTTAGTAGGTACATAAGGATTTTTAGTGTTAAACTTAAACGTAAGAATGTCTTTCATAATATTATTTGTATGAAATTCTCTTGCATCAAATCTAACTAACTTTATTTTCTCGTCTGTATTAAATTTATAATAACAGATTGCTTCATCCATTTTAATATCAACAACGTTATTATGTTTTTTCAACTTAAACGTAGGTTTTACAGGCCTAAACCATTTGTTAATATTATAAGTAGCACTAATGCCAATAGTTCCATTTGAAAAGTCTGTTTCCTCGTAATATGGAGGTAACTGTGACATTGTTAAATCTTCGTCACAATAGAACAAATATGTAGGAGCGGCCAATTGAATAATTCTTTCTGGGCCCATTACTCCGACTAGTTGTTGTAAAAAACTTTGATCTTGCGGATACTTACTAACACAACTATTATAATTGTCTTCAAAAGAATATGTAAGATGCAAGTCTAACGGCGACTTAATTTTATATGTATTTCTACATTCGTTTACAATAGCAGGACATCTACCAGCCTCTTGACCAAAGTATTCTGCAGGAACTATATTTTTTAATAAACTTTCAGGTTCTTTATAACGTAGTTCACTAATTGTAAACTCATCTTGTACCGGAAACGTTGCCCAATATACCGTCTTCATTTACCACCATCCTGTTGCTACACCGAAACCAAACACATTAACAAATGCAAAATAACCTGTTAGCATCATTGGCCAAGCAAGTTTACGTCTGTAATATGCATAAACTGCTGTTAGCGAACCAATAAAAAATCCTGGATATACAATACGCATATCAGGTGCGTTTGCTGTAAGTGCTAGAGTTAAACTAGCACCCACAGTAAACACAAAACTCACAAGTTCAAAAATAAATGCTATGCGATCAGTTTCCCAACTATGTAACCAAAACTCTTTAATTTTATTCAATTGAAAAATCCCATTGCTAGTATCCAACCTGTTACGTGAAGGAATGCAAAGTATGTTGTCATTACTAGTGGCCAACCTGCACCTCTACGCACAAACGCTAAAATACTAAACACTGCTCCTAAGAAGCTAACTGGATAGATAAATCTAAAATCTGGATCAGGCTGTGCTACAGCAATCCAGGTCATACTAATGAATACACACGCACTAGCGATTGTTTCAAAGTAGAATGCTCTACGATCGCTAGTGTAACTGCGCACCCAAAAGTCTTTAACTTTTTGCCATAGGCTCATTTATCATATCCTAACGTAGCAACAAGTGTTTCTAGATCTTCATGATAATCGGCATGTTTATCCCAATCACGATTCTTAGCAATCTTAATAGCTTTGTTAATTAATGCTGGTTTGATGTCTAGCTCTTCTGCTACAGCTTTAACTGTTTCTTTAAGACCTTCATTAAGATCTTCTACTTCTTGCAATACTGTTACACCTTCTTTAACTAGACGCTCAAGTTTTGCCTTTTCTTCTGCACCATAGGTACGATCACTCATAGGTTTCTCCTGTTGTTAATATGTTATAGTATATATGATTAGTTGGAGTTTGTCAACGACTAAACGACTTTTTTGTATCCTAAATTAGGATACAAAGTTATTAGGTTGAAATGAATTATCCTGCGGAAGTTCGTCTAGCCGCAGAAATTACGTAATCGGCAGCTATGACCCAGCGCCATACCAGTTCGATTAAACTTTCTTTAGATATGGTTTGGCCATTATCTATTATTTCTTTATTGTCATTAAAGATTTTTACCCAATTATTCTTTAACGGGTTGCCTTCATTTGCAGCATTGTCAACGAACCATCTAAAGTTATGTCCTTGATCATCAGCAGCTCGTCTTTGAGGAGTATTTTGAATTGCTTGTAATGACTGTCGTAAAAATGATGCTAATTCAGTTTCTGTAGTTATAGGATCAGGAACATCAGCAGTACTAGTATTAATAAGGCTGATAAATTCTTCTCTTGTTTCTTCTGTATCTAATAATGTATCATTACTAACACCAAGATTGGTATTAGCAGCCATAACTTCTAATTCACAAGGTGTAGCAGCATGAGGAGCAAGATGATTATAAATGTCGTCCCAAGATAATCCTGTACTAGAATTTGGCACACCCATATTATAACGTATAGCATATGCATTCCACGCTTCAGGGCTTAGACCTGAAGCCATGTTAAGGCCTATTAATCTTTGAGCATTTTCAAGTTCACCTGCGTTTAATGCACCACCTATAAAATATCTTAATGCGCTAGATACAGGTGATCCGGTGTTTCTATCAATAAATTTACTAATAAAATGGCAAAGAATATTTGACCATTGCTGCTCATCAAATGATGATCTTAATTCGTTTGCTGAGTTAATACGCTCTGTTAAA